AACAAGTTTATCAAAGATTGTGGAACGATAAGAATTTTCATCAGCCTTTGCATCTGAATGAGATTTTTCTTGATGGTATACATCCCATTTATCTCTAAACTCTGGATTATCCTTATAGTAAGTTAAGAAGTCGCTACGAGATAGTTTCTGACTACTGTGTAAATCCTTATTAACTTCCCCCATTGTTTTTGTCCAATTAGCGTGACCCCCTAAAAATAACTCTTGGGTCTTCTCATCGTTCATTAAACTCCAATCAATTAGCTCGTTTGTAACAGCTAGGCTTTCCATACCACCTACTTTGTCAGAATCTGTTACTCCTAACTCTCCTTTTAGGAATGCTAACTTATTCTGCTCAGTCTCATCTAAAGAAGATAAGTCCGTCTTTTTTATAGTTCTTTTACCAAGACTTTCAAAAAAATCAGTTAGTTGGACCATTCATTTCTTCCCTAAGATATTTAAGTCTACGCAATGCACCGATTGCACCCTGTAGTCTGTGGATAATAACTGTGTTGTCAGCCTGTTCTAATGCGGTATGGTTCTTAGCTATATTGTCATCTAAGTATTCTACAAAGTTATCCCATAAAGCTTTATCATTAACGAGCTTTTTTAAGTTCATTGTACAGTACCCTGATTAGCTGCAAATCCGGGTTCTTGTGGTGTTGGCACTGAGCCTGTACCTATAATTCCTCCACCGCTTCCCTGTGTATCTTGAACTTGCCCTCCTGCAGGAGCAGGTGGTTGTCCTCCTTGTGGAGGTGGTGGTACTGCACCCTCAGGTGGTGGAGGTGGTGGGTTTTCTTCTTGAAACTTTTTAAGTATTTCAGCCTGTATTGCTGCTTGACTCATTGAGTTAGCAATCTTGTCAGGGTCTAAGTCCATGCTCTTTGCAATCTCTCTAACTATGTAATCCATTCGTGCAAATGGAGCAAGTGTAGGATTAGAAACAGTCTGCATAAACTGCATTAACCTCTGACTACGAACTTCATTAGCCATCAAACTTTCTGTACCCTGTGCCTTAACCTCAAGGTCTCCTCGTACTTCAGGGTCAAAATCAAACTGCATATTAAAACTAAAGAAGGCTCTGCCTAAAGGTCCTAGTAAGTAGTCATCTATATTCTTAATAACGCTCCGTATAGAGCCGTTAGCTGCATTCATAAGCATTGAGATACCAGAGGCTGTTCTGCCTACTCCTGACACCCCTGTCTGCCCATGAGCGAAAGAAGGAAAGCCTGTACTCTCATCAGAAAGTTGTCTTGCCTTATCAAACATCTGCATATTCTCATTAGATACGTTAGGAAACTTTGTTCCAAAGATGCCTTGTCCGGGAGCGCCGCCCTGTCTTCTAAAGACTTTTCCGGGATAGACACTCAGGTCTTGTCCGGGAACTAGGTTAGTCTCATCTACTTCTATTAGTAAGTTACCTGACAGTGCAGCATTGTCTACAGCCATACGCATAAAACCATTCATAAGTGTTTGCGTATCGTCCATGTTCTCGGCAATACCTACACCAAACACACTGTATGGGTTCATCTCATAAGGAGTTGCATAGTAGGGTAGGTAGGCAGGAGTAAATGGGTTCATAACCAATCGCAGTACGTTATTGTTACATACCCATACGTTTACACTTACCTGCTCTGCATCTTTTAATTCATCAGGTATTTCTATATCTTGTTGTTGGAGTATTTCTGTGTCAACAAAACCCCAGAACTCTAGGACTTCAAAACGCTCTGCCCTATCATCATCACTGTTGTCATCCATGACATGTTCCCACCACTCCTTACTATACATCTCTCCTTCGTTAAGAGACTTGTCAATAGCATTGTGTCTAAAGAATGGTCTGCGTTTTAAGGCTCGGAGTTGGGAGCGAGAGAGTTTATGTCTTTCAATAACATACTCTGCCTCATCCATATTGTTAGCATCAGGGTCTGGATAAAAGTTCCAAATAGAAACATTAGAAGTTTGTGGTACAGTCTTAAACAAGGGGGTGTAGTTACCCTCCTCATCCCAATTAGGATATTCCTTATCGACAGCAAAAGGTCCTTTCATAATACCTGTACCAAATAAAGCTGCTTCAAAAGCTGCTGAACGCAGCTGCTTCTTAGCATTTGACTCTTCTAATTGGTCATGTATTTTCTTTTCCATCTTCTTTGCTGCAACCATTGCAGGATGAAGATTAACAGAACTAGGACTGCTTGCAGGTTCAAACTTAATATCTTCTTCAATAGGCTTAAGGTCTTCTGCAAGAGGTCCTACTCTTGCCATAAACTCTGGATATGTTTCCCCTGCCTTAAGTTCTGGCATTCCTTGGGAAGGTTCTTCCTGCCCCTCTATAGCCTTCTTAAGTTCAGGATTAGTCTCAAAGCTAACTGTGTCTTCTACTCCATCAGGAAGTATTGTAGGATTAATACTGAGTGGAAATTTATTACCGCCAAAAAGAACTTCTACTAGTTGTCCGTAAGCAGCAAGAACTTTAGTCTTAGTAACCTTTACAAATACTTTAGACTTTTCAGTAGAAGTAAACTGTACTTCAGGGCTGTATAAACCTCTGTAGTTTCTGTAGGCTTGTATCCATCGTTCCTCATCTCCTCGTCTAGCAGTCTCAGCCTTTGTATACTTACCTTTTACAAAGCTAATAATCTCTCCAACAGGAGTATCTATATAAGAACCTTCAGTTATATCTTCAACAGCTAATGCCTGTTCAGAATCTGGAGTAATTTCTTCTGCCATTATTTATCCTTAATATCCAAATGTTGCGTCAGCAGCTTGAAATCCAGAGCGTTGTGCATCTGGATTATAATCAAATAAACTACTTCGTGGTCTTGTCATAACTCCGTATCGGAGTGCGTCATAGAGGTGGTCTTCAGCGTGTGTGTCTACATCCTCAGGGTTATTCTTATCAAGAGGTAGAGCAGGAACTTGAGAGATAAGGTTCGTACAGTTGTTAAAGAAAACCATTCTAGGCTCTTCCGTAAACTCGTCTATCTGTAGTCTTCTGTGTATCTCGTTTTTACCTGCGACCCTTGAGCCTTTACTTCTGTCTGAGGGTCTCCAACGACACCCCCTGACTATCATTTGCTCTGCCAAAGATGGACCAGTATCCCCACGTTTGTGCCAAAGGCTACTGTCCAACACCCCATACCGAATAGTTCCATCGCCATCTTCTGCCTCCAATACCATGTCTGCTAAATCTGTAGCTAATACTTTTGATACGTACAGTTCTCTGTAGACTACGAGTTGTTCCGATGGAGCGACTGCAATCCAGACAACACCTGTATGACTACCATACCCATAATCACATGCACGAAACTTAGCCCAACTATTAGGGATGCTGTAGGGTTCGACAACATGCACTTGTCTGTTCCACTCTGGGAAGGCTGCTCCCTCGTTGACATCCCAATTTCCTTCCAGTAACTGTTTACGTTGATACTCAGGCAGAGAGAGTAGGTTTGCTTCATACATTCCATCTTCTGCCAAGTATGGATTATCAAATAATGTTGCAGGAATAAACCGTCTTTTAAATAAAGGTTCACCCTCTTTGCTGTGACCCCTTGGCATCTTCAAGACTTCACCTGTCTCTATGTCCGTAGCCCAGAACGATGTTCCATGTGGAGCAGGGTCTATAAACATTTTCTTAACCCACTGATGTCCTGCACCTCCGGGGTTAGTAGTAGCTCTCTGGTATAACTCTAAGCCACTTCCTTTTGCAGTACGTAGTCGAGAACGCATGTAGTCAAACGGATAAGGACTTGCCCACTGTGTTAACTCGTCAAAGCCTATCCAACTAAATGCCTGTCCTTGGTATCGTGTAACGTCATCGTCACGGTCAAGGTAGGATAACCAGAGTGTTGCACCTGACGGAGCTACCCAAGTCTTGTCTCTCTCCATAAACCTTATATTAGGTATTGCTTCTGGATAGAGTTGTTTGGAGACAGAGATAAGTTCCCTAAGTTCCTCCGTTGTTCGTCTTATAAGCAACCCACGAAACTGTGGATTGTTTAAGTATCGTACAGGGTCTGCAAGCATTGCATAAGACTTACCGCCTCCTGCACTTCCTCCGTATAATACTTCTCGTTCATTAGAAGAAAGGAACTCTGTCTGTGGCCCTTTGTTAGGTTGGAAGATAACATGCTGTGCCTCTTCCACTTCTATCGGTTCTGGCTTAGGCTGCGGATAAACCTTCTGTTCTTCCACCAATTCTTTCTTCAAGTCTTTCGGCTTTTTGTAACGCTTCTTTGTACCTTTCGGCAAGGTAGCGTTGATTTGAAGCTTGTCTTTTACGCTTTTGTTCAAGTTTTACTCTTTTCATTAGACCTACGTGGGATATGTATCTGCCTGATTGTTCGCTTAACCAGTTCGCTACATCTCTGTAACTATACTGCTTTAGATACTTCTTAGCTCTTTCTAATAGTTCAAGCTCATCTACAATCGGTTGTAGTATATCTAAGTCAGTAGGGTCTTGCTCATAACCAAAGGGTACGGTTCTACCTATTCTCACTACAGGTTGCCAGTTAAAACCATCCTCGGTCTCTTCTGGTACTGGGAGTTTCCAATCTTTACGAGTCTTCATCTTTCTTT